TATTGATACTGGCTTTAAAGAAAAATACAAAGCACCTGCAAAAGAAATACAATCAACAATAAATTTAGAAAACCCATTTAACACAGCACCATTCTAATGAACGAACTAAAAAAATTCCAAGAAGAGCAGCAAAAGTTAAATGAACTTCGCAATGCTGACTACAAAAAGTTAAAAGAAATAATGGATGAATACTGTGGGTTTACAAATCTAATGACACAGAAAGAACCTAACTATATAAATCTATGGGCAATTAACAACTTTATAGAAGACTTTGAAGGTAAGGTAATACAAAGTACAGGTGAAAGGAAAATAACAGCAGAAAAGCACCTTAAAACACTTTACTTAATTCAACAGCAATATGGCAAGTATTATTTTGAATCAATTATATACAGGGAGAAGGTCCGAGAGTTAGAAACCAACCAAATAATATTTAGCGAAAGAATCAAGCAGTTAGAAAGTGAAATAAAATTATTAAACAAATTAAATAAATTTTAAATGTTTAAAAATGTGTTAGTTAGAAAATAATTGTAAAAATATATTAGTATTAATTTTTTTATTAAAAAAGTTATTATACATTTGTAGAGTAATAAACAACTAAAAATTATGACTACAATTGAATTAGGAAACATCGGAAGTAAAGAACAAGTAGAGATTTTAAAATCAAAATTAAGCGGACAAACTTATATGTATTTTATAGTTGACTACTCAGTATCGGCTGGTAATTATCCAGTGATTATTTCAACAGAAAGAGAAAATACAAGCGAAGAAGAACTAAGAGAAATGGTTTTATTTTATTTAGCTTGTAACATTAATTAAAAAAATAAAAATTATGAGAATAGCAACAATAGAAGATTTTAAAGTAGGTACAAAATTGATATCATCAGAGGGCTACGAATTTATATTAATAAGTAAATATGCTGATGGAATATGGGAGTCAAGAAAAACAGTACATTTTGAAAACGAAGCAAAATTTTATAAAGTAATTAACTAAAAAAAATATATGAATCTAATACAATTAAATAATTTAATTTATCATTTAGAAATGAAAAATGATAATTCTTATAATGAATTGATAAATTTTTATTATAAGAAAAAACAAGAACTAATAAAAGAAATTAGTCAAAAAGTAAATCAAATTTTAAAATCAGATAAAGTTTAAAACTTGTTTAAAACTTAAAGTAGAATTACATCTATTTTTGAAGCATCAAATATATGATGCTTTTTTTTATATAAAAAATTGTGACACGAAACGAAATAATAGAACACATTTTAAGCAATGAAAGTTTTAAAACTACTTGCTATAAAATAAACAAGAAGTATTGTGAGGATATTTTTCAAGAAGTATGCGAACAAATATTGACTATTGCTGAAGACCGATTACCAACCAGAGAGCATTTGTCTTTTTGGTTTTTTTGTGTAGCGAGAAATATAATCAGTAAACAAGGTAAGTTAGGCTACATCATTTATAAATACGAAGATTACGGATACATCTATTCAAAGGAGGATACACATCAAGAAGCAATAGATAATGTATTAGAAGAAGAGGAAATAGGCTACAATGTAGATTTACAAAGCATAGAAGAGTTTATGCTTGAACTTGATGAGATGGATAACCGAATACTACTACACTATAACGAATTGGGAACATTGTCAAAAGTACATCGTGCAACAGGTATTAGTTACGAAACATTAAGAAAAGCAAAAAACAGAATAAAAGAATATTCAAAGATTTTAAAAAAATGAAAATATTAGTTCTAATACCAAGTTATAGCGAAACAAAGCCAGGTGAAAAGTCAACATTAAACGGAGTTGATTATCATCGTTTGCTTAATCCACATAGAGCATTGTTTAAATATTCAGATGATGTTGAATTACATCAAATAGGTGATATTGATTCAAATGAAATAGATGGTGTAGATTCGATTGAGTTTATTCAAAGATTTGATTTAGTTGTAGCAAATAGAACTATGTCAAAGATACTTGAATCAAAAAAAGTAGCAGATAAAATAAAGAAAGCAGGAGTTAAATTCGTTCTTGATATGGATGATGACTTCTTACTTCCAACAAATCACATACTTTACAATGTATCAAAAAGAGATGGCATAGGAGCAGATGTAAAAGATTCAATTAGATATGCTGATGTAATTACCTGTACTCACCAAGTTTTAGCTGATGAGATAACAAAAGAATTTGGAAAGAAAGAAACTTACATAATACCAAACGGATTACCAGACTTTGCACAATTTGAACCCAAACCTTTTAAGAGTGATTTAAAAGTAGTATTTGGTTGGAGTGGTAGTATTACTCACTTTGATGACATTATGCTAATGCACGATAGCTTATTAGCACTATACACGGATTACAGGTATAAGGATGAATTCAAAATGATATATGGAGGATATGCAAAGGGAGATGGAGAATCAGAATCAATGTTAGGTGTGCTATCTTGTAAAGGCAAAGCAAGTGCAAATAACTTTGAAATATATCCAAGTACTGATGTACATAACTATGCTTACTTTTATGATAAAATAAATGTTGCTCTTATACCTTTAAAAGATACAAGGTTTAATAATATGAAATCAAACCTAAAATTATTGGAAGCAGGATTTAAAAAGAAAGCAGTAATAGTTTCAGATGTACATCCATACAATACTTTACTAACTGATAAGAATTGCTTAATTGCAAAGAACAAACACGATTGGTTTAAAAATATGGTAAAACTAATCCGTAATCCAAATATGATTGAAGACCTGGCTGAACAATTATATTTAGATGTACAGGTGCAATCAATAGAGAAAATAGCTGAATTAAGATATAACGCATACAAACAAATATTAAACAAATGATAATAATAGCAATCGGAATAGCAATGGTCTTTGTATCATTCTTTTCACTTACACAATTCCCAAAGTGGTTAGACTTTAAACCTTTCAACTGTATAGTGTGCCTAACCTTTTGGGTATGTGTGCTTACTTATGTTTTTAATTTGCAAACTTATGCCGAGCCTTTTGCGTATGCAGGATATGGTGCTTATGGTTCTATAATGTTAAAAAGATTATTATTTAAATTTTAAAAATGAGAAGATACGAAGAGATATACAACGAGATGCAAGGTGCATTATTAGCAGATGAAAGATTCACGATACTTGAACTACTAAAAATATTCGACAATGAAAGTTCTTGGTGTGGAACAAACTATCAATTGATTAGGATTAAAGAATACAGTCAAGAAATAACAGGTATTAGGTCTGGCGATTGTCAAGGATGTATGATTCAAGCAATGAAGAATATGGTTAGATTTGTAAACAAATACGAGTTAGATAATCCAAAACAAATAACAATTGAAGAAGTAATAGAAAAAGAATTCACAAGAAGAAACTTATACCAAAATAGAAAAAAATGAAACAACAAAATTCAACACTAAAAAAAGCAATGATTGAAGCACTTGAGAAAAGTCTTGGCATTGTCACTACTGCAGCTAAAATGGTAGGCATAGATAGAACTACTCATTACCTATGGATGAGAGAAGATGAGACTTATAAAGAAGCAGTAGAAGGTATCAATGATATGGCAATTGACTTTGCAGAATCTCAACTAAATGTATTGATGCAAGGAGCAAGTCACGAAGTAGTGACAAACAGAGGAGACATAGTAGAAATTAAAGATGCACCAAATCCAAGTTCAATAATATTCTACTTAAAAACGAAAGGTAAAAAACGTGGATATGTTGAAAAACAAGAAGTGGAATTATCAGGCGAAAGAGAAATTTTTAAAGGTCTTGATTTAAATATTAAAGAAAACAAAGAAAGTCAATAAAACCGTTTGTCTACACGATGGACAAATCGCATTTATGTTAAAAGAAACTACTGCACAAGTTAAGATATCTAATTTAAAAAAAAGGATTAGAATAGTACAAGGTGGAACATCAAGTTCAAAAACATTTAGTATTATTCCTTTGCTGATAGACTATGCTTATAAGAATCCTAATAGCGAAATAAGTGTAGTAGCTGAAACAATACCACAAATCAGAAGAGGTGCTTTAAAAGACTTCTTAAAAATAATGGATTGGATTGGTTTTTATAACGATACTCAATTCAATAAATCTACTTTAAAATACACTTTTAAGAATAAGTCATATATTGAATTCTTTAGTGCTGACCAACCAAACAAATTACGAGGAGCAAGAAGAGATGTTTTGTTTATCAATGAGGCAAATAATGTAAACTTTGAAGCATATCATCAGTTAGCGATTAGAACAAAGAAATTTGTTTACCTTGACTATAATCCAAGTTCAGAATTTTGGGTACATACTGAATTGTCAAATGATAAAGATTCAGACTTAATAATTCTTACTTACAAAGACAACGAGGCATTAGATGATGCATTAGTCAAAGAGATTGAGAAAGCACGAGAGAAAGCAGAGACATCATCATACTGGGCAAATTGGTGGAAGGTTTACGGATTAGGTCAAATTGGTAGTTTAGAAGGTGTTGTGTTCGATAATTGGAAGCAAGTGGATGCAATACCTAACGATGCAAAGCTACTCGGTTATTCAATGGATTTCGGGTTCACAAATGACCCTACAACATTGATGGCAATTTATAAGATGGATAATGAATTGTACATAGATGAGTTACTATATCGTACAAATATGACTAATAACGATATTGGAAATTTTATGAAGTCAATAAACATAGTTAGACCTTATGATATTGTAGCTGATAGTGCAGAACCTAAATCAATCGAAGAATTAAGGCGACAAGGATTTAATATTCAACCCGCATCAAAAGGTGCTGATTCAATTAAGATAGGTATTGACATACTTAAACGATATCAAATGAATATCACTAAACAGTCAACTAACACCATTAAAGAATTACGAGCATATCAGTGGGAGAAGGATAGAGATGGTAAGCTAACAGGTAAACCGATTGACCACAGTAACCACTCAATTGATGCGATTAGATATTTCGCACTAAATAAACTAAACAATCGACCAAGTGGTAAATACGCAACAATTAGAGTATAATCACAAATAACAAATTAAAATATATTATTTATAAATGAAATTAGAGAATTTAACAATAGGTCAATTCATTAAATGCAAAACAATATCTGAATTCGAAACTGATGTTTTGGACAAAAGCATAAAAATGTTAGCAATAGTAACTGACAAGACTTTTGATGAGATTGAAGCAATGCCAGTAGATGAGTTGACTAATGCTTTAAAGCAGTTTAATGAGATTGAAAAGCTAACTGAAAACACTAAAGTTAGAATGAAATTTAAAGTTAAAGGCAAAAGATTTGAGTGCATTTGGCAAACGCAGAAACTTGGAGCAAATCAGTACATAGATGCTACATCATTTTGCAAGAATGAAAAAGATATCGTGAATAATATTCATAATATTTTAGCAAGTATTTGCGTGGAGAGAACTTGGTATGGTAAGAAGTTGAAATACAATCCTGAAAATCATAAAGAGATTGCAGATTTGTTTTATAATCATATGAAGATTACCAGTGCTTATCCGATTATGCTTTTTTTTTGCAAATATTTCGAGGAATTGCACAACAATATCCTAATTTATTTGGAGGAAGCAGCAGAGAAGTCAATGAAGATGGCAATGAATCACCCCAAAGTGGTAGAAGTTTTGAAGAAAAGTGGGGGTGGATTGCAGTCATAAACAATATGTCAAATAACGATAGGAGTAAGTGGGACTTTTATTTTGATTTGAATGTGATTGAGTTTTTAAATACAGTTGTATTTTATAAAGACAAAAGCGAAGAAGATAAACGATTATGGCAAAAGGCACAGGCGCATCAATAGGTAGTAAATATGGTTCATCAGTTGACAACTTTCAAAAGGAGTTAAAAAGTGGTGTTGACAAGATTATGGTTGAGTGGGCAAATGATAGCATTGCTATTATGAGAAAAATATTGTCTAAGAAAACAAGAATAGGAGACAGAGGTAAATTAATTGCAGACCTACAACCTAAACCATATCCAATGGATGCAAGTGGTAAGTTAAGAATTGAGATTGTAACAATGCAAGACCATTGGGAGTTTTTAGACAAAGGAGTACAAGGAGTTAAGAATAAAAGCAAAGCACCCAACTCACCTTTTAAATTTAAAAATTTAGGAGTACCAAAAACGATGCTACGTTCATTTGCTGATTATGCAGCAAGAACAGGTGTAAGAGAAATAAAAGGAACTACATTAGCAACAAAAGGTAAAAGCAAAATACAAGCAGGTAGAGATATATTAAAAGTAGCAAAACAATTAGCAATAGCAACAAAGATAAGCGGTATAAAAGCAGTAAATTATGTTGAACCTGCAGTAGGTCAAAAGAGAATAAAGAAGTTATCACAAGCAATGAGCAAAGAAATAGGAATAAAAGTATTAGCATCAATAGTTTCAGAATTTTAAAATATGGCAATCACTAAAGTAACAGTTCCAGATGATTTTATTGGAGCATTCAATCAAGTAGTATACAAGATAAGTAGCAATAATACTGCTCAACCTAATTTCAATTTCATAGTTGACATAAAAGAGACTACGACATCAACACTTTTGGCACGTTTAAAATATCCAAAACAACCTGGAGTAACTGATTTGACATTTGACATAGGCGATGTTTTAAAGAATTCTGTAAGTTATGATTTCTTAAACGCACAAGCAGCATATGTAGCAGCTAACACGAATTCACGTTTAAAGTATTATGTTGAGTTTCGTGAGTTGTATGATGTGGCAACTGTTCCGACATTAAGTGCTGTGTTAGCGAGTGACCCTGCGACACCAAGTGCATCAAGTTACAAGTTTGCAAGTAATGCTATTTTTGATTTTGAAGACTTCACACCTACTGCATACGTAAACACAAACGTAAGTGGCTTTGGTTTTCTAAATGCAAACACATCACAAAATGAAAACATAGAAGTAAGTCAAAATAAAATACTTACATTCTTTGACCCAAATAGAATAGTTGCAAAAATAGTTTTGTTATCAGGCAGTTCAGTTTTTCAATCTATAACTTTACCTGCAAAGGAACATCTATTTAACATAAATGCAGGTAAATGGATTATTGATACAACAGGTTTGACTTTAGCTAACGGAACTTATGTCGTTCAATTAAAAACAAGTGGAGATGTAACAGTGGCAACAAAGACTTTTACGTACACACCACAGTGTTCAAATTACTCAACTGTAAGATTACATTGGCTAAATAAATTAGGAGCATTTGAATCGTTTAATTTTATAATGAATTCAAGAAAAAGTGAAGAGATAGAACGTAAACAATTTAAAGCAGCATTACCGATTAGCTACTTAAAATCTGATAGACTAAAAACTAATTTTAACACTACTATAAATGATAAAATCTCAATCAATAGTGATTGGATTGGCGAAGAGCAAAGCATATTGCTTGAACAACTTGCAACATCTCCAGTCATTTATCTTGAACGCAGCGCAACTAATTTTGTTGCAGTTAACATAAAGAATACTAATTACGAAATCAAGAAATTTTTAGATGATAGAAAATTATTTAATCTATCGTTTGACATCGAATTTACTTACTCACGTTATCGCCAATCGTTATAATGAATCAAAACAGATTAATAATAAATCAAGTTGCAGGTGCGAACATAGTTGAGTATGAACTTGATTTGTACGACAATGTAGCTATACCAATCAACAAAAGCATAATTGACATTCAAAATGTAGCAGAAAGAAAAAGTGATTTTACTAAAACAATTACTCTTCCAGGTACTCATAACAACAATGATATTTTTAGTAATATTTTTAATTTGGCAAGGTCAGTAAGTAACACAAATACTTACAACTTTGCACCTGACTTTAATCCTAATTTAAAAGCAGATGCTATTCTTTATAAAAACGGAATAGTAATGATTCAAGGTTACTTACAACTAACGAATATCAATATAATAGATGACTACCAAATAGAATACGAAGTAATTATAATTGGTAAATTTGCAAACTTATTTCAAGATTTAGGCGAAAAGAAATTAAGTGAACTTGATTTAAGTGCTTATAACCATACTTGGAATTATGCTAATATGGTTACAAGTTGGACACCATCAGCAGCAATAGGATATTATTACGGATTAATTGACAAGGGTTTTAGCAACGACCAAAAAGGTTTCTTAACATCAGACCAAAAGCCACAAATATTTGCAAGAACAATTGTAGATGCTATATTTAAAGATGCAGGATATCGTTATGCATCACTATTTTTAACAAGTGGAAACTTTAATACATTAGTAGTACCTGCTACACAAGAAAAATTATTACTATCAACACAACAAGTAACAGACAGAACTTTTAAAGGAGATAGATTAGTTGATAGTACGTATACAGTATTGCCAAGTATACCATTCACAATATTTAATGTACTTAATTTTAACAATACAGGAATTCAAAGCACACCTGCAGGATATGATAATGTAAACTATGAATTTACTTTTACTGAAGCAGGTTATTATGAAATAGGTTTCCAATTAAATATTCGTTTTGTTGAGATTTCAACAGGTGGTATTAGTAATTATTTTACAATAGATAGTGATATTAATGGAGAAATATATAATAGTGGTTGGGGTGTAAATAATACAAGTACATTTACTTTAAATCAATATTTTCAAAGTCAATCAAGATATTTTGCAGTAGGCGAAAAAATAAAAGTAGCAATGCATAGTTCTATGGTTGGAAGTTGGCAATATGCTTTACTTGCTGATTCATCATTTTTCTCAATACCAAGTCCAGATATTATTGTAGGTCAAACAATGAGACTTGCTAACTGTTTACCTGCTGATATTAAACAAGCAGACTTTTTAGCATCTATTATTAAGATGTTTAATTTGTATGTTTCAGTTGATGAACTTGATAGTAAGAAATTAAAAATTGAACCACGTGATGATTATTTTACGAGTGATACAGTAGACTTAACCAATAAGATTGATGTAAGCAGAGGTGTTCAAGTGAAGCCATTAGGAGCAAGTAAATTCAAGGAATATACTTTTCAAATGCAAGAAGACAAAGATGAGTTAAACGAAATTCATCAGAGCCAATATGCTTATCCTTACGGAACATTTAAGAAAACAATTGATAACGATTTTATAACTGAAAGCTACAAGACAGAAGTAATATTTGCACCTACACCATTAGGAGCAGCGAAAAACAATCCTAAAGTAGTATTTAGCCAAATATTATTTAAGAACTCAAACGGAGAATCAATAGACAGTACTTCAAAGTTAAGATTACTTGTAGCAGGTGGTTTAAGTCCAGTGATAGGTACAAATTACTTTCATTATCTTGACCCTGATGGTACATCACATTTCTTTGATTCGTATGCTTATGTTGGTCACTACGATAATGTATTAGCACCTACTTTTGACATAAACTTTGATATACCTAAAAAAATAAATTATAAAAACGGATTCTCGACTACACAAAGTCCATCAACACTTTATAATTTATACCACAAAAAAGGAATAGAAGAAATTACAAACAAGGATTCTAAATTAGTTGAATTTTATGTAAAGCTAAATGAAGTTGAAATAAACAATTTATCATTTAGAAATAGTTATTTTATAGATAAGCAATTTTATAGACTATATGAAGTAGACTTTGATGCAAATAGTGAAGACCCCGCAAAATTAACATTCTTAAAACTTGCAGTAGCACCAGTGTTTGTACCTTATAACTTGGTAACGAATGGTGGCAGTGGTGGTGAAGGTTCTCAATACGCACAAAACACTACAAGAAACGGAACACAATATCCAAAAGGTGTAGATGTAATCGCACAAGGAAACGATAACACATTACAAGGCTACGAACAGATTGTCAATTCAGATGGTAACTTTGTAAACGCAAGTAAAGTAGCGATATTAGGTGGCGAAAATAACACAGTTCTAAACAACAATGTAACACTAATAAATACAAACGATTACACGAGCATAAGAGATGGCGAAGTAATAATAAACAACATCCACCAACCATATTATGCAAGTCGTGTTTTAACAGTTGCAGAACTTCAAGCATTACATAGTACACCTATTCAAATATTAGCAGCACAAAGTGGATATTGGATAGAAGTATTTAGAGCATACATAACAGTATTTTTTGGAACAACAACACCACCAACTGGCTACACACGCAGAAAATTAGATTTAAAATTTGCAGGTGATGGAACTGTAATATGTGAGTTTGACAATAGCATAACAATAGCAACAACAGCAACAATGCAACGAGGATTCAATGTTACTGATACAGTGTTTAAAGATGCAGCAATACAAATAAGCGCACCTGCAGGATTAGGGGCAGCAGGAAACAGTCAAATGTTAATAGAATTAGAATACAGATTACACCCAATAATAGCATAATAATATTATAAAGAAATGGCAACAGAAAAAGTAGTAGTAGAGGTAGAGGTAAAAGCACAACCTGCGGTAGCATCAGTAAAGAGTTTAAAAGCAGAATTACGACAAGTAACAAATGAATTATCAAACCTTGAGGAAGGTAGTGATGCATTCGTAAAAGCAGCACAAAAAGCAGGTGATTTAAAAGACCAAATATCAGATGTAAAAAATGTGGTAAATGCATTTAATCCTGAAGCTAAATTTAAAGCATTAGGAGATGCAGTTGGCATAGCAGCAAATGGATTTGCAGCAGTTCAAGGTGCAATGGCTTTAATGGGTAGTGAGAGTGAAGACTTGAACAAAGTAATTGCTAAAACACAAGGTGCAATCGCACTTGCAACAGGACTAAATGGGTTGTTAGGAATGAAAGATGCATTTGGTGTTTTAAAACTAACATCAATAGCATCATTTAACGCAATAAGAGCATCGGCAATAGCTACTTTTTCTACTTTAAAAGGAGCAATGGCTGCAACTGGTATTGGAGCATTAGTAGTAGCATTAGGATATTTGGTAGCAAAGTATTTTGAAACTTCAGCAGCTAATGAGGAGGCAACAAAAAAGGAAAAAGAATACACGGAACAAACAAAGAAAACAAAAGAAGCAACTGATGAGAAAGTAAAGTCTATTGAACTTGAAATAATTGCTATTCAAAATAAAACAAATGCAGCAGGAGCAAGTCTAATAAACGCAAAGGCAGAAAAAGCAGTATTAGAAGAACAAATTGCAGCAGCTAAATTACACAATGAAGAATTAATAAAAACTGGCAACGAAAGATTTAATAATGGGAAGTCAGCATTATTTGAAGTAGATGCATTAGAGAAGAATTTAAAGACTAAAAATGATGAGATTGTTAGTTTAGAAAAAATAGCAGAAAAAGTTAACGAATTAGATAAAGTAAAAACAGATGCTGATAACAAAGAAAAAGCAAGACTAAAATTAATAGCAGATAATTTAGCTAAAAAAAATGCAATAGAAAATGCTGCAATAGACAAAAGAAATCAAGATAGGAAAGATGAGCAATTACTTAAAAATAAAGAGCAAGATGACATTGCTAAAAAAATCGATTTAGATAATAAAACAGAAGAAGAGAACGATAAAAAAGCATTAGACAAACACATAGTTTCTTTAAAAGAAATTTCAACTAATGATAGGTTATCATACGATGAAAGATTAGCTGCTTATAGACAAATGGCAGCAGAGCAGATAATAACTGCAACACAATTAAAAGATGCAGAAGTTGCTATTGAAAAAGAAAAACAAGCAGCAAAAACAGCAGCATTACAAGAAGGAGCAAACGTATTAAATCAAGCATCTGAATTACTTGGAAAAAATACTGCAGAAGGTAAAATGTTAGCAGTAGCATCAGCAACTATTTCAACTTACTTATCTGCTCAAAAAGCATTTGAATCATTTGCAGCTATTCCTGTATATGGTGTAGGATTAGGTATAGCAGCAGCAGCAGTAGCAGTTGCATCAGGTATTGCAAGTGTAAATAAAATATTAAGTGTAGAAGTGCCAGGTCAAGGTGGAGGAGGTGGAGGAGTAGCACCAACTGCACCGAGAATTCCACAATCAATTAGTGGAACTATGATGAATCAAAATAAACCACTTGATATGAATAACGTAAATAATCCAACAGGAAAAGTAATAGTAGTTGAAACCGACATCACTAATACTCAAAATAAAGTTAAAGGCATAATTCGTAAAGCAACAATTAAGTAAAATAAATATATTATTCATTATGGAGAAATTACCCATTTATAGATTCGTAGTAGGTGAAGATGATGAGTCACAATTAGAAGCAATGGCATTGGTTGACAATCCTGCTATTGAATTGAATTGGCAAACATTTAATAATACAAAAATAAATTTTGTAGCTGACAAAGAAAAACGAGTTATAAGTGGAGCATTAATGGTTGCAGACCTTCCAATTTATAGAAGAGATGAAAGCGGTGAGTATTACGGAGTATTTACAGCTATAGATATATACAACCTACGCAATAAGTTCTTCAAGTACTCAAAGGACAAAGAGGTAAATATGATGCACGATTCTAATAAGATGTTAGAAGGAGTGTATATGATTGAAAATTTTATCATTGATAGTTCAAGAGATATTAATTCACCAAAAGGATTTAACTTAACTGATGGTAGTTGGTTTGGAAGTTATAAAGTAGATAACGATGATATTTGGAATAATTTCATTAAGACTGGAGAGTTTAAAGGATTCTCTGTTGAAGGTGTATTTAAGACTGAAAAAATAGCTGAAAAACCTAAAGACCTAATTGAAGAAATGATTGATATAGTTAAACAAATTGATAATTAATGAAAAGAGAAGAAGCAATAGAACTAATAAGATTTGTTAGGTTTGGCGGTCCAGGCTCTGGAAGAACTAAAGAAGGAGGAAGTGATAACGAAACGAGCGGTACTGGAAAAATAGGAAATCAATCACCTCAAGAAATAAGTGATAAATATCAAAATGAAGCACAAGCAAATGTAGATAAATTGTTATCAAGTCCAGAAATTGATACGTTAAAATTATATTCAGATAAAGATGGTAATTTTAATGAAGAAAGAGTTGCATTTCAAAAAGAAATAGTTGGTAAGGAAATGTCAAAAGGCTCAACTAATTTAGGTACAAGTTATTTTTTAGGAGGCGCACCAGCAACTGGTAAAAGTTCTTTAGAAACATCTGGATTAGTTACATATCCAAGTGGCATTCTTAAAGTTGACCCCGATGGTATTAAAACACAATTACCTGAATATAATAAAATGCTTGAGACTAAAAATTTTCAAGCAGCAGCAAAAGTACACGAGGAAAGTTCTAAACTTTCAAAAGATATAGTTAAAAATGCTGCAAACAATAAGTTTGATACTGTAATTGATGCGGTTGGTGATGGTAGCTATCAAAGTGTAGCAGACAAGGTTAAAATACAAAGAGATGCAGGTAAAAATGTAATTGCTCATTATGTTACTACAGATGTAAAAACATCTTTAGATAGGGCAAAGAAAAGAGGCGAACAAACAGGTAGACATATACCGCCTAAATACATTAAAGAGATGCACAAAGAAATATCTAATATATTCCCAAAGCTATCTAAAAATAATGTATTTAACGAATTGCATTTATATGATAATAATGGAACTACTCCAAAACTAATATATAGCAAGTCTAATGGAAAAGAAACTATTTATAATCCAAATGCTTATAAAAAGTTTTTAAATAAGTCTAAAGGTTAGATGGAATGTAAGGAGTAAAACCATCTTTTTTCATTTGCTCTAATTCAAGTTCTAATTCTTTTTCACTTTCATTAACTGCTGGTTTACCATTAATCAAGTCCATTAAAATCCTTTCGTAGGGTTCTATACTAACTGGTTTATTATTTATTATTATATCCATTTTTGAATTGTTTATTAGATTAGCAATATATGTATTTTTATTTATTAATAATATATATAATTATATTTATTTTAAAATTGTTTTCTGCTTTCTTGAGAACTAATTTAACTTTGTTAACCATTGTATAAATTTTTTATTTAAATCAATTATATTTTTATTTTTTGTTTCTATGTACAACTCTTCGGTAATTCTGAAAGAGATTGTTTTTGTAATTAGTCCAGGCTTCCTGCCTGAACCAATCCTTTTGCCTCCTCTGCTCATATTATGCGTAGTGTGATTGATATTTTGGTTGTCCGTGATATTCAAATAACAAACCTCTTGAAGACCTTTCCGCATTTACTCCAACTGATTTACCATTACTACTAACTTTTAAAGGTCTTACAAATGGCTCACCAATAAATGAATCAGGATTAGCAACCACGTACTCACACATAAAACCTGCACTTTCAGTTTGTATTTGGCTAATCTTTCTTAATACTAATGATTTTGGCTTAACCTCAACAACTTGGAAGAAGTCAATATTAGTTTGGTCATACCCCCACGAATCATAAAATAAAGAACCAACTTTAAAAGGATTTACAAGATTTTTTTGAGCCTCTTTTTTTTGAGCCTTCTCATTCTCAAGAGTAATTAAATTGGCAGTGATATTATCAATCTCCTTACTTACTTTTTCATCTCTTGCTGACTCTTCTTTGAAACCAAAAAAGAACAAACATTTTTCTTTTTGATACTTACCTTTAGGAGTCATAAGAAATTTCTTTGCTAAATACTTTTTGATGTTACCACTTGATAATTCTACTATCTCTTCATAGATTTCGAATCTGTAGTTTCCTACTTTTACTGAACTAAAGTTTAATTTTAAATTTTCCATTTTGTTTACTTAATTAAATTGTTAATAATCATTAATAATACTACTACCCCAAACACACTCATATAAATTTTATATTCTAAATACTCTTGGTGAAGTGGGCTTAACTTGTTTGACTTGTTTTTCATAATCGTTATGTCTTTTTGACCTCACAAATGTATGAATACTTTTGATATCTGCAAAACATTTTTCATAATAATTTTATTTATTTTGTAAGTAGTTGAAAATAAAACAAATAAAATTTATAATATTTTAAATATTTATCATAATTAAGAATTAAAACAAAAAAATAAGTATTGTATATTATTAAGCAAACAAATCAAAATGACAAAATTAAACGCATTCGCAAAGATAAAAGCATTATTCATTAACGAGAACTTTAATGATGCAAAATTAGCAGATGGTACATTAGTACAATGGGAAGGTGAATTAGGAGAAGGAACAGCAATTATGGTAATTGATACTGATGGTAACACAACACCTGCACCTGATGCTACTCACGAATTAAGTGATGGTACATTAGTAACTACAGTAGGTGGTTTAGTAACAATGATTGAACCTAAATCAGAAGAAGTTGAAGTAGAAGTAGAGTTAGCAGAAGTAGATATGAAAGTTTACGAAGAAAGAATGGGCAACTGTGAAATGAAGATTGCTGAAATGGAAAAGAAAATTTCAGAAATGTTTACAGCAGTTGAATTAGCAAGTGCTAATGTAGATTCTAAATTCAATGAAATCAAAGAAATTGTTGATACAATCGCAGAAGAACCAATCGTAGTTGTAGAAGCACCAAAGAATTCAACATTTAAGAAAGCAAAACCTGCAAAATCAGCAGCAGACAGAATTGCTGAATGGAAAAATAGTAACATATAATAAATCAAAAAAAAATAAATAAAAAAAATTATGGCATTTGTAGTATCAACTTTAGCCGCTTACACTAATCCGAACGAAAACGTTCTAATTACTAAAGCAATGTTCGAAGCAAAAACCGCTTCAAGAATGACACCATTAACAGGTGTAAAATCAACAATCGAAGTTCCAAGTTTATCTGACACCTTGTTTTTTCAAGATGGCTCAACTTGTGGATTTTCAGCAAGTGGTAACACTTCAATCAGTGGCAGAACTTTAACTGTAGGTAAAATCAAGGTTAACAAAGAATGGTGTATCAAGGATTTAGAGTCAAAATACACACAATTATTATTATCTCCAGGTTCTAACTATAGCGCATTACCAGGTGGTATTGACCAAGCATTCGTTAACACAGTAGTAGGAACAAACGCAGAGCAATTAGAAGTTGCAATTTGGACAGGTGACACAGCAAGTGGTAATCCTAACATCAACAAATTCGATGGTTTAGTTAAGATAATCAATGCAGCAAGTGGAACAGTTCAAGCTAACGCAACAGCATATGTAAGTGCAGTAGCTACAGCTATCACAGCAGCAAACATCATCTCAATTATGCAAGGTGTTTACCAAGCAATTCCAATTGCTTTATTAAACAAATCTGACTTAAAAGTAAACGTAGGTACACACATTTTCAGATTGTATCAAATCGCATTAACTAACGCAAACTTATTCAACTACACAAGTGTAGAAAGTGCATTAGGTGAAATGAAATTACACGGAACTGATGTAACTATTGTTTCTTGTCCAGGTCTTAATGGAGTGAACGCAATCTATGCTTTGCAAGATGCAAATATGTTCTTGGGAGTAGATTTACAAAACGAAGAAGAAACCTTTAAGTTTTGGTACTCTGAAGACTTCGATTTAGTTCGTTTTAAAATGGATTACAAATACGGAGTTCAAGTTTCTCAAGTTGCAGAAATCGTTAAATTTACAATATAATTAATCAGAAAGGTAGTAGCATAAAGTTACTACCTTTTTTAAAACCCTAATCAAAATGCCTTGCGCAATAGTATCGAATTATAGTTTAGATTGCCGTGACACAGTTGGCGGAATCAAGAATTTATACGTAACCGAATTGGCTAACGTATCAGCATATGCAGAAAATGCAAGTGGAATTGTAAGTGCAATTACCAAAGCATCAGGAAGCAAATTTTACAAGTATGAATTAGAACCAAGAGGTGCAAATAACACTTCAGTAGCAATACAATCAGACCCTGCAATTGGTACAGTAGCTTATGAGCAAACTATCACTGCAAACTTCTTAAAAATGCAACAAGCAACATCTGCTAAATTAGCTTTGTTAATTCAAAACAGATGTGTAGTAGTAGTAGAAATGAAGTCTGGTCAAGTATTTATTTTCGGTAAAGAAAATGGAATGCAAGTATCGGGTGGAACTGCTACATCAGGACAAAATATGAATGAGTATAATGGTTACACATTGACTTTTATGGGTCAAGAAAAAGCATTTGCTCAAGAAGCATTGGCATCGTTATTAGCTTCAATTATAGTTTAAATTCTTTTCATTGTTTTCATATAAAAGAGCCTACTCTAACGAGTGGGTTTTTTTGTGCTTGTTGAATAAAGTATAAAAAGTCAAATAAATATATTATTATGTATGATTAAGTTTAACAAATCAGCAACAAACAATGTAGTAGTTACTTTAAAAGAGAATTCTACAGTTGCAAATCCGATTTATTTATTTAAATTTGTTAGTCAACAAACACTTGTAAGCTATTATTTTATAGCAACTGATATAAGTGCTTACAAAGATAGATTTAATCAATTTACAGTGATTGAAAAAGCTAATGCGAACACTTTAAACGGAGAAGTTACTTTAGGTTTGCAAGGCTATTATGATTATAAAGTTTATCAAACAAATTTAGCAAACACAAGTGGACTTGCAAACGCAGCAGCAGCAGTTCCAAACATCACAAAAGAAGTAGAAGATGGATTAGTTTATGTAGTATTCGCAAATAATACGGATATCACTTACGATTCAGTAGATAACACAATGATAGTTTACCAAGCAACATAAATATGTACAAAGATTCAGTAATCAAAATAGGTTTTAGCAATGATAAAGTTCCGATGTTCGTTGAAACAAAAGGAAAAGACTTTATCAAATATGGTGAGACAAATAATTATCCAGAATATTTAGTAACTCTATTTAATCGTAGTGCTAAACATAACGCAATTATAACTTCAAAGCAGTTGTATATAAATGGTCAAGGATTCGTATTTGACCAAACAGGTATGCAAGGCAAAGATATCTTGAGTTTACAGGCTTTTATTGATAATCCTAATCCATATGAAACTTTAAATGATTTGATGTCTAAAACAAATTTAGACTGTGAATTATTTGGTGGATGTTACTTAAAAATAGTTGGTAGAAAAGGTGGCAAAGGATACGACATTTACCACGTTGATTATTGCAAGTTAAGAAGCAATTACGATAATAGTGAATTCTATTATTCAAACGAATGGATGGATGAGAATGGACAAGAAAAACATAATCCATACATAGAGAATACTTATGTACCATTTGACCCTAACGCAAAGAAACAAGCAGAATCAATCTACTATTACAAGTCATATAGACCAAACTTAAATACTTACACTTTACCTGAATATATTGGAGCAGTTCCTGCAATCATTACTGATGCTGAAATAGCTAATTTCCATCGTGCAGAAATACAAAATGGATTCAAAGGAAGTAAGATGATTACTTTTATGAATGGTGTTCCAAGTGATGATGAAATGAAGGTAACCGAACGTAAATTAAAAAACAAATTTACTTCTACTGATTCAGCAGGAAGTATAGTTATTGATTTCGTAGATGACCCTGCTCGTGCTGCAAAGATAGAAGACTTAAACGCAGGAGATTTTGCTGATAAATACCAAGCATTAAATGAAACAATACAACAAGAAATATTTGTTGGTCATAAGATAACTTCACCAATGATATTCGGTGTGCGTGTAGCAGGTCAATTAGGTGGAAGAGCAGAAATGATTGATGCTTATAACATATTTTCTGCAACATATATTTCACCAAAACAAAAAGTACAAACAAATATCTATAATTTATTCTCACCGATAAAAGGTAAGTTAGAAATAAAGCCTTTAGAACCTATTATGCCTAACTTTAGTGAGCAAACACTAATGAACATATTGACTAAAGACGAGATGAGAGATATCGTAGGAAGAAAACCATTGGAGATTAAAAACGTGGTTTCAAATGTTGCAGATTCATTAAGTGCTTTAAGTCCATTAGTAGCAACAAAAGTATTAAACCAATTAACACCTAACGAAGTTCGTGCAATAATAGGTAAAGCAGGATTAGAAGGTGGCGATTTATTAGCACCATCTTCTGATGTAGCAGCACCTGGAGCATTTAGTACGGATAGAATGTGTAACCACGATTTTACTTCTGCACAAGATAATTTAGATTTAGAAGTATTTATGAAGTATGGTGAATCTTCTGATAATTATGTGACATTAAAACGCAAGAAAACAATGATGTCAGCACAAGATTTCGCAATGACTGATGGCGAAAAAGGGTTATTAGACTTAATAAAGAAAACACCAAACATATCTAAAGAAGATATTGCTAAAATACTTAAAATAAGTATGGATAATGTCGAAGGATTAATAGAAACATTAGTAGGCGAAAAGTTAATCGTAGACAATAAAGGTATATTGAACGCAACAAGTAAAGGAGATGCTACTAAATTACCATCTTTTGATGAGTTATTGATTAGATATAAATACGAAAAAAGAGATTCAGCACCACCATTGAGTGAAGGAGGTAGCAGTAGAGAGTTTTGTGAGGCTATGATGGCTAATGATAGGTATTATACAAGAGAAGATATTATAAATATAGGCAATGATTTAGGTGAATTATATGGTATACCTAATTACGATGCATTTACTCGTAGAGGTGGTTGGTATCACGACCCTTTAAAAAACGTAAATTTACCATATTGCAGACACATATGGGTTCAATCAATTGTGAAGAAGATTAAATAAATAGATATGGCACAAGAAGTATTATTTTTATCAGAGCAGACCTTAAAAGATAGGTCAGTACTACAAGATAACGTGGATATGAAAGTAGTAAAACCTACGATAATGGATGTACAAAAGTATTATGTGCTTCCGATAATGGGTACACAGTTATATAATGAGGTAATAAATCAAATTAAAACAAGTACATTATCTGTTTTAAACACTACTTTACTTGATGATTATATTACCGATGTAATGGTTTGGTATTGTCGTATGGAATTACCGATGGCTATGAACTATAAATACTTCAATAAGTCAGTAGGTGTGCAAAACGCAGACAATATGCAACCTGCAAGTATGCAAGATATAGAGAGATTAATGGATGATGCAAGAAATAAGGCTCAAGTTTATGCCCAAAGGATGACTAATTACTTACTTGCTAATTCAGTTTCTTATCCTTTATACTTAAACCAAGTAAATACTAATGTAGATACTATTTTCGCAAAGCAAAATAACTATAATTCTGGATTAGTTTTAGGCGATGGTAACGGATGTCAAGGTCAATATAACTTTCAAGGTATAAAGATTCAACCATCTGAAAAAAGATGTTCTTGGTGCTAATTTAAAAGGAGAAAACAAATGGAATTTTATACACTAAATCAAGTTTTAAATTTAATCGAAACTATTTCTAATAGTCACGCACAAATTAACTATTATAACTTTGGTGAAGATGCAGAAATAAGTGCAAGTGAACAAGAACGATACCCATTAGTTTGGAGCGATGTAAAGGATTCAAATATTGATACTAATACATTATCACTAACTATTGAATTAAAGGTATTAGACATCGTTAAAACGGATAACACAAACGAAAAAGATGTATTGTCTGATACTTTAAGTATAGCACAAGACATTTATTCAATTTTGACATCTTATGCTTATCAAGATTACTTCATTTTAGAAACTACAACTCCATTAGTTCCAATTCGTGAGGCAATGCCAGACATTGTTAATGGTTGGAGAATGACTTTAAACTTCCAATTGATGCAAGATAAGAACAGATGCCAAGTACCTTTGAAATAAAAAGAATTAAATATATTATTAAGTATAAAAATAAAATAAAATGACAGATTTAGGCAAAATAATTGGTTCAGGTGGATGCGAATTTATCGCAGCAGCGAGTGCAAAGACAGGTAAAACTTATTCAGGAATTGTTATCAATACAGATGCAGTAATTAGTGTACTTGAAATGAACGGAGTAAACGTGCTAACAACAAAAGCATTCAATGGTGCAACAGTATCAGCAGGTATGTATATACCAGCAGAAGCAGGAACATCAATTACTGCGATTACTTTAACTTCGGGAACAGCTATCGCTTATAACAATCAATAGTTATGTTAGGGATTACAACTACTAACGCAAGGGTTGGAGGTTTTCGTGGTGGAATTTCGGCAGAAGCTAAAACTATTTACAATCGTATAATAGCTGATGGTGGAGTATCAAACTTATCACGATTAAACTTTTTTGTTAAAGGTTTAAAGTCTATTTATGGTGATTTAGCAAACGTTCCAGTGTGTTACGATGCTCATTGGATTGGGTATAAATTAGGTTCAGGAACAGGTGCAACAGCAGGACAAGCAGCAGCGAAACTTTATTCACTAACAGTAGCAGGTGATGCAGTACAAACAACGGCAGCAAGTCAACCGCTTTTATTGGTGCATAGTGGGGCGAATTATTGGTTTGGTAGTGGTGTTGCAGGTAACTTTGTAAGAACACCAAATGCAACCGCAAATCAGATTATTGGAGATTTTGATATAAAAGTTCAAATTTCAACCAAAACTCTATCAGGTTCTGAAACGGGATTATTTACAAAATATGACGGCATAAATAATAAGGCTCAATATATGTTAGTATTACGAGGCGACGGGGCTTTAAGGACATACATATCTTCAAATGGTACTTCAAATTCAAGTTTTATAAGCACAGCCGCAATAGCTAATAATTGGGATGGATGGGTTAGAGTAACAAGAGATTCAACAGTAGGAACAATTACATACTATACTTCCTTAGATGGTAGTAATTGGACTCAATTAGGAGCAACTACTAATTTATTTACAGGTAATTTATATAATGGAAATACAGATGTTGAAGTTGGGGCTTACAATGCTGGAGTATCAGGTTCAAATGTTTCAATTTCGGTTTTACGAGCAACTATCTCCAACTCAATCGGAGGCGCACCCGTAGTTGACTTCAACCCTAACACATACAACGCAAGTACAAGTCAAACTGCTTGGACAAGTGCAACAGGTGAAATCTGGACAATTTCAACGGGAACAGCAACAACGGGTTATAAAGGTGTATTGGTTGATAGAACGATAGTTCAAGGGGATGGTGTTGATGATAAGGTAAATCAAAATGGCGCAAGTAGGGGCAATGTTTCGACACAATTTTTACTTACAAAATACAATTCGGTAAGCGGGGCAGGAAGAGTTTTTGTAGATTCGTTTGATTTTGCTTTTTATAACGCAATAACTTTTTTAAGTGCAACGCAAATAGCCGTTTATCAACAAAACAATACATCTATCCAAAGAACAATAACACAAAATTTATTAGCAGGAATTACAGTTGTAAATAATGCAGGTGCAAATATTGTTCAATATAATAATGGAGCAGAAGCAACCAATACAACTTCTCCAAGTGATTCAAAGTCGGGGATAACTTTAATGGCGGCAGGAAACTCAGGTGCTTCTCAATGTGGTGAATTAAGAACATATATATGTGTAACAGGTGCTTTAAGTTCAATAGTTCGAACCGATAGTTATAATTTTATTAAAACATTAAATAACTTATAATGGAAGATTCAATTCAATACCCACGATTCTATAAGTGCATTACACTTGCTAAATTCAAAGAATTAGATACAAAATGCTGTGAATTATTAGGACTGCCAAATGATGAAGATACAATTGATTATGCAAATCCAATTGTAGACATAAACGGATTTAATTGGTTAGTTGTAAATACTGATGTAAGTAGTTTATTTACTGAAGCAGAGATTTTAGCAATGGTGCAATATGATGAAATAGTTTTACCA